ATTGCTAATCATCTCTTACTCCGTTATCGTTCTAATGTTTCTAATACTAGCACCTTCAATATCATAAAAGTATTCTTGGATGCTTTCCTCTAATTCCTCGCCCACCTGCCCATCAGCAGGGACGGGGTATTCCTCATCGTCAATGTCAATCGTAATGAACATCTTAACTCGCATCTGCCATTACCTCTTCAATCAACCTATCCAAATACCATTTGGCTTTCTCTAAGTCCTGTACAGGCTTGTCCTTGTAGTCAAACCGCCATAGGTATTTCATAATGTTACCCTGCAGGTAGTACTTGTATCCATCACCTGTAGCTGCAGAGATAGCGTCAATGCACTCAATGCCTGTCTGGTTGTAGTGTGGTGGATTATTGACCATATCTACATCGGCAGAAGGTGGATAGTCTTCTGGGCTACCTACATCACTTTGCTTCATAGCTTGTTTCATATACTCCTCATGTTTACTCATGCTGACCCCTTTGTTCTAGTGTTAAAGTTAAGGTGTATTACATTACCATCATAAGTCTTTTCCACACCCGCTTCTTTCTCTAGTTCTACATCAATATCCATCTCGTTGTCAATAACTTTTGTGACATACTCGTGGACAATATTGCGTAACTCTTCTACCTCTTCCATCACAGGCACTGCAGCACACATCATCTTAGCAAAATGCATTATCTGATAATAGTCGTCATCATCAAGAGGATTGTCAGGCATAGCCATTATAGATATATCAACTTCGCCTGACCACTTACCATCGTTATCAGCGAATGGTCTGACACGTATAAGTAAATCTTCATTTTGTATTTCTTTAGATAGTTTAGTCATCATGTCCATGCTCTATCTCCTTTTCACTTTTGTGCCGCCAAACTTAATAAACTTTGGATGCTTGTTCTTACCCTTCTCCTTCAACCAATCTTCAGGAATAATCCTGTCATAATATCTGAAGCCATATTTAATACACCATTCACCGTAGGTAGACTTGGCACCCTTACGTAGCTTGCGTCTGCTGCTTTCAAACACAAAACGAATATCCAACTTAGGATGCTGCTTTTTAATAGCCAGATGCTTGCGTCTATCTGCTGCGGTGAACATACCTTTTGTCTCAATGATGATGCCGTTGGACAGCACGAAGTCTGGTGTGTAGGTTCTGTACGCAAGGTCTTCCCACTCAATCTTAACTTGTTCATACAAGAACTCTACGTTAAGTTCAGTAAGGTAGTCAGATACCTTGAGTTCCAGACCGCTACGGTAGCCATACTTTCGTGCTGCCCTAAATTGTTTTGCGTTAGGCAATTACATCACCAATGTAACTTATCATTGGTGGATTCTTTGCCTGTGACTTTACAGCAGGTAACTCAATAAGACTATCCCAGCAATCAAAGCGATAGTTACAAAATTTACATCCGTCATTAAGGACTTTATTACCTGTGGGCTTGCCACGAAAAGTCTCAGGCACTGGTTCAAAACACCTCTCAAACTTGTTCTCCTTTACTTTATCTACGGTATCTTTAATCTTGGATACTTCAGTATCCATGTCAAGCCCTGTAGCTGGTACATATTTAAACTGACCATTGGCTTTGTTTACTACCCACCAGCCACCTGCCTTCTTGTCTGCAGCTTTAGCATAACCAGCTAACTGAGCCACATACCCGAAGCCATCACCGCTGGCAAGAGTATCATAGGATTCAAACTTGTTTCTGTATGACCAGTCTGAAGCTGATTTAATATCATCAACTGCACCATCAATGATGAGGTCATAAGAACCAGAAACGCTATCGTCACCAAGGTCAAGAGAAACTTTATCCGTGTCTTCATAACTTACTCCTGCTTCTTTAAGGATACCTTTGAAGACAGCTTCAACGATGTCTCCAATCATCATGTTCATTACGAATGTTGTCGGAAGGGGTACAGCTACCTCTGGCTTGTTCTTATCATACCAGAGTTGGCAAGTTGGCCTACCTACGTTTGACATACGTAGACCAAACTTGTCACGCTTGTTACCCCCACCGAACTGGCGTTGTGCAGCAGCCATCACATCGTCACCAATCTGTTTGATGGTGTCTTGTGACATACTTGACTTGCCTGTTACGGCATTCTCAAGGTACTGATGCAGTGCCAGTTCAGCAGGATGGTTCATTACGCTACCTCTTCTTCAAACTCAACATCAACCACACCGTCAATGTCTACTTCATCCAAGTCCATATCATTTTTGCTTGACGCTTTCTCTGCGTAAGCATTGATGATGTACTCGTTGTAGTTAGTCACCCAAGCCATGAAGTCAGCAAACTTCTCTTGGTCATCCTGTGTGAGTTCCACTGTGTTAGTAATGTCCAAAGATGTGTTAGGCAAGTAGAAGCTATTACCGTTAGGCAGCTTACGCTCTTCAGTATTCAGCGTAACATTGTGCTGCACAGGTAGACGCTTCATCTTGGCAAGCTGTGTGAACACACCGCCGATAGTCTTGAAGGCATCACGGTTCTCTACTTCCCAGATGAATGGGGTAGACGCTAACTCAACTTCATTACCATCTGCATCCTTCGGATTAACCAACTCAACTGTACCAAGCACTACACGTACACGCTTGATAGAACGGATGAGTTCTTTAGTAGCATCTGGCAAAGACTTAAAGTCTTCAATCCAACCAGAAGGCTTACCACAGTTAAAACCACCATCGTTATCTTTCAAGTCCATGTTAAGCGTATCAGCCATGACAGTCTTGACGTAACGATTAGGTGTACCGCCACTACCCATGATGAACTTCTTATACATGAAGCGTTGCATGAATGGACGAATTACTGCTGACTCTGCGTAGTACGTAGGGCCATCAGGAACCTCTAGCTTGTATGTACCACCCTTAACCTTGATGGTATCAGAGCCAAGGATAGGTGAGTGGTTGATGCGCAGACGGGCAAGGAACATACCTTGTTTCTTCTGTGCAGGTGCCTCATTTGCAAGACCCATAGCCTTTGCCATTTCAGCGTAGTTGTTAGTATCAATCGTTGTAATATCGTTCATGTTTATTAACTCCTTTTCAGTTGTAAGATGCATAGTTATATCAGGTTACGTCCTTGGTGTCAAGCCAATTCGGGCCTATTTTTGCCTCTAATAATAAAGGCACATTGAACTCAACACCCCAGCGTTGGGTGATGAGATAAGGTAGCGCATCATTAGTCTGCTGTATGACATTGATTACCTGTGTTTCTTCATCAGGATGTACGTCAATAACAATACTGTCATGCACTGAGTTCACTATACACGATTGCATACCCTTGAGCAAGTCATCAATGTGCAGCAATGCGATAGGCACAATGTCTGCTGTAGCAAATGATTGCACAGGGTAATTCTTAATCTGTGTAAAGTGTGAGACACGTCCAGTGTGCTTACGTACCACATCAGGGAACGCAAACTCACGACCACTGGGCGTGGTAATCTTTCTTGTGTTCACAGCCTCTTTAGCCAGTCGGGAATGCCAAGCGGCGACCCCTTGGTATTTGTCTGTGAAGTGGGTGTAGTATTCTGCTTCCGCTTTGGTTCTACCGTAACCCGTTGCGCCATATAACGGTGCAAAGGTGTGCGCTTTCGCATCCTGTCTATTCGTAGGCTGACCAGCATCGGTAATAACTTTAGCGGTGTATGAGTGTACATCAAATCCAGTAGATACTTCTTCAATAGCAACCTCATCTTGTGATAGGTAGGCTGCAGCACGGAACTCCAACTGTGCGAAGTCAGCTTCCATTACCTTGCCACCAGCAAATCGTGACACAAATACTTTCTTCACAGGGAATGTGCCGCCACGTGGCATATTCTGCATATTCGGGTCAGCACCAGAGAAGCGACCAGTAGCCGTGCGATGCTGTAACAAACGCACGTGCAGCTTACCATCCTGCTTCGTGAATGTGCTGATACCCTCAACAAAGGACGATAGGTATGTGTCTACTGCACTGAGCCTACGCACTTTGTATAGGAAGTCTACAGCGTCAGTCATGCCACGCTGCTTGGCAGCAGACTCTAGCAACTCTAGGTTCTGCTTGCTGGTGCTGAAGCCATTGGCACTTGCCCACTTTGGTGAAGGGGGTTTGAACTTTAATCCCGCCAATTCCACATCAGGTATAAGAAGATAACCATCCCCAACACAGCGTGTGCATTTATTAGTTCTAGCAAATGGTGTTCCATCTTTCTTAACCTTTCGTATCTGTCCAGTACCATTACAGTCATTACACTGCTTTGCATTGGTCTTGCATATCTTCTCCGTGCCGCCAGCAATCAGGCTGCGGAAGTCTGCATCATCCATGTATGGGTCAATAGCGTTGCCCCAATACTGCTTGTCAACAACCTTACGGCTGTAGATAACCCAAGACAATTGCTCTGGACTATTAAGATTGATAGGTGTGTCGCCCATCAGCTT